GGATCAAGGATGCGTTTCATTAACGTATAGCCTTGCTTCTCTTGCCGGATGGTGGTACCAGTCCAGTATGAGCCCCTGACGCTATCGGCATAGAGACCAATACGGGCCAAGGCCATGGGCACTGATACTCTTTGCTCCAGGAGGTCTTTGGCAAAGCCCTCCAGATAGCGATATTCTTCCCTCAGGCGCCATCCCACACGTCCCCATGCTGCAGCGTCCATTCCTTGCTGGCCACCATTCCCGACCAAAGCAGCTTGGATATGAGCCCGCTTAATTTCGGCCCTCACTTGCACTTGCCATTGCTCTAGGCTCAAAGTGCCATCAGCTAAAGAGGCTGTTAGTGCCCTTAGGTCGCTTTTTGTCCTGTTCACTCGACCATCAATGATGGCCTCAACAGTGGCGCCGCTCAAGAACCTGCCATTGGCGGCCCGGTAGCGGCCTGTGCGGGGATCGTAGGACCAGTCCTCGTCCAGCCTTGCGCTAAGGGCAATGGAGTCGGCCAGGAGGGATGCTGGGGATAGTTCCTGCATCATTGCTGCTGCGGGTCAAGGTCGGTGGCCTCAAGAAGCGTCTTGTACCGTTCCGGGGCCTCCCGTTTCCATTCTTCCAATGCCGCCTGAATATCGGCCTGTTCAATGATTGCCGCTTCGTCAATGCCACTAATGATTGTGCCTTCTACTTTCAGGGGATCAATGGCATCAACTTTGCTGCTGACCATTCGTGCCGGTCCTTTCCTTTCAGGATCAGGGTCGGCCTTGCGCTTGCGGGCAACAATCGTTTGGCGCTCCTCTTTGCTCATGGCTGCAGCCTTGGCCTGTGGCAAGCACTTAGGTTTGCCTTCCTCCTGTCCTCGACCACCACAAGGCCCCATGATTTCGCCATTGCTACCAATCCTCACCCACTTTTCCTTGAACCATCGGTCAAGATCATCAGCATGGATTTCACCATCGTCTCCCTTAAAAGCACCTGAGAGTGAGCCATGTTTTTCCTTATAGAGAGCTTTGTATTGCTGTACCACGTAGCCACTGGCATAAGCCGATGGCCAAACCTTAAACTTGCTTTTTGCTGCTGACACGGCCTGACTATGTAATCCTTCATCGGCAAACTTCACGTCACCGCGACGCTCCTCTAAATCTCGCGGCATAAACAATCCCGCCTCACTGTCTTGCACCTCCCTACTGCCGTCCATTGGCAGCGTGCCATTCTGTTCATTCAGGGGATCACGTCCGCCAGGAGGCACTGGCTTACCTTGTGTCTGCTGGGGCAGTTCGCGAGGGAGCGATGGGTCAAGAGTAAGCTCCATTGTCCATTCGCTGCCGCCATAACGCGCTTCTGCCACTTCTTTCGGATGCAAGACGCCAAGTTGGATGTAGCGGCCATCAACGGCTGCCACTCGGGCTCTTACGTCAGCCTTTTCCCTTTCGTTTAGCTCAAACAGATCATTGAACTTGATGCGCCAAGAATCGGGGATTTGCCCATTGGTGGGACCTTCCTTGCTCAGCAAGATATACTCCATGAGCTTTTTCAATGGGCGGCGGAAGTGACTGCTTTGATAGTCACCTAAGAGCTTGGCAAAATCTCGTTCTTCACTACGGCCAGTGGCGCCAATCCCACTGGGACTTTCGCCAAACAAGATAGTATGAGGAATCTGAGAAGCGCCAATAATGTCAATTCTCAGTTTCTCTAGTACATCGCCAATACCAGAGAACTGCCTGCTAATGAACTCAAGCTCCTCTTTCTCAGCATCAATGGCAAATCCCCTATACACGCTCTTGCTCATATCATTCAGAATGAGCCTATTTTTTACGTCACCTTCTTTGCCATTAGCCAGCATCTGAGACAAGTTACGAATCTTGTGGACAAAAATGTCAAACTCGCTTAGCAGCATGGACGATGAATGAATGCCAGTCCAGTAGTGGCGGAAACTATCGTAAATTGGCTGCACACTACTCATTCCCCATCCATAGTTCCTTTGACGAATCCGGTAGGGAAGCCACATGCCATCAAAGCGCAAGATGCGATCCTTGTGGATTTTTTGAAGTGTCGGCTGCTGAATAAGATCGCCTGAAATGATCTGGTAGTACGTGGCCTTGGAATAGTCGTACAGGCTTTCTTCGCTAATCAATGGTGCAATCTGATAACGGTCAAGCACCTCCATGCCTTCTACTTCTACGATTGCATTCTTGTTGACTGGCTGGTCAGCAGAGCGTCCATCGTTGATGTAAAGCAGGATTGCAGCGCCACCATATAGCCTTTCGTTCTTGCCGGCGAGGTTAAAGTTTTCTAGGATCATCAAGTCTTCTATGACTTGCTCTACGCCAACCACTTCCTCTGCCTTGACACCATCGCCACCAAATAAGATACGAAAACCCTTGCGGGTGGCCTGATCGGCAACAATGTCTACCACTCGACGTGGAATCCACTCGCCATAGAGCCCCTCCAGTTCCTCTTGCGTGAGAAAAATGATGGGCTGGGAAATAGTGGCCTGTGACTTGTCTCTACTGGTTCCCATGCCAGTGAAGACATTGGCTAGGCCGTCAGCCCTATAGCCCTCCCCGTCGAAATGCCCAAAGTTAATAATGGGGCCACCATCTTTCGCGCTCAGTGTGGTCATATTGTTGGCTTGTTTTCTCCACTCTAATTGCCGTTATGATATTGGCGGTTGCGCCTCTTTCATGGCCCTGCAAGTCATTTTGACCGAAGACGAAAGCCTTTCTGCCATAGAGGAGGCCCATCGTCGCCAAAAGACGAATGAAGCAAAAGGGCTATGGGGAAGGAATGGTGGGGCTAGAACTGGCGGCAAGGCCATTGAAATGCACGTTATGGGCGCCATGGGCGAAATGGCGGTGGCAAAGCACTTGGGCCTTAAAGGCTTTCTTTATCAAGAGGCCGAAGCCAAGCGTGGTTCTGTTGACTTGCCGCCAGACATTGACGTTAAAACTCGCAAAGGCCATGATCGTGACTTAATCGTGCAACTTTCTGACAGGCGAGATAAGCGTTATATTCTGGTTACTTGGATGAATCCCGCGCAGTTGTTCATTCATGGATGGATTAGTGGCGAAAAAGCTATGCAGCCACAATACATTCTTGATCCAGCGCGAGGGCGCAAAGCCTACTTTGTGCCACAATCTGTCCTTATGCCAATGACACATTTTGACAATGCTCAAGTGCTCACAGTTTGCTGAATACGCCTTAGGCCTTACTTTATGGGATAAGCAGAAAGAAATTGTTGATGAATACTTCAATGGCACCAAAACGCATGGTGTTTGGGCGCTTGGCCGCCGTTGTGTCACTGGAGACACGCTTATTACTACAAGTCAAGGAAACATAAAAATTAAAGAGTTAGCAGATCGCGGTGAGACGCTAACGCTAGAAGACGGAAGCAAATGGCAAACGTGTTCTGCACAAGTGGCCCAACTGGATGGCAGTTATGCTTCCGCAGAGCTTGTGCACGTTGGGGGAATAGAGCCAACCCGAAAAATTACACTAGCCAATGGCCTCTTTATTGCCGGCACTCTGGAACATCCCATCATGGTCATGGGAAGCAATGGAGCAGAATGGAAGGAACTACAACATATCAAGACTGGCGATTTAGTTTTTACTGTTTCCATGAAAAGGAGCAATGGGCGAGAACTGGTGTCGGTAATTGGCAATGACGAGAATGGGCTGCATCAAGTATTTGATCTACACGTTCCTAGTACAAATGCTTTTATTGGCAATGGCATCTGTAATCACAATAGCGGTAAAACTCTGCTTGCCGCAGTAGCGGCCCTCTATGTCTGCTTTGTCCTAGAAGAACGGTATAGGCGCAAAGTAAGAAAGAAAGAGAAGTGGTACATTGTCACTATTGCCAATGATCAATCCCAAGCAAAGTTGGCCCTAAATAACATCCGTCAACTGCTCATTGACAGTCAGTTTGCCAAAGAAATCACCAGGGAAACTGCCACTGAAATTGAAATCAGCAACGGCTGTGTATTCCAGGCAATTCCAGCCTCGGCCCGTGCTTCACGAGGTAAGGCCGTGGTCATGATCATCATGGATGAACTTGCGTTCAGCATTGAAGGCGATGCCAACCGTGGCGCAAAGGCCATCTACACCGCTCTGTCCCCCTCCATTGCCCAGTTTGGTGACGATGGGCGAATCCTAGAGCTTTCATCGCCATGGCTCACGGACGGCCTGTTCTATGAACACTACTGCGAAGCTCAAAGTGGTGAATACAAGTTCATGCAAGCCATCAACATTCCAACATGGGAAATCAATCCCAACCTGCCGTGGGGCTGTAGTTTCTTAGAGGCAGAGCTTAAGCGCGATCCCGAGAAGTTCTGGGTGGAATATGGCGCCCAATTCTCCAAGAATCTATCAGCCTTGCTAGCGCCAGAAGTGGTGGAGGCAGCCGTAGACAAAAAGCGTGGCATCCTGTTGCCACAACGCGATTTCCAGAGCATGTACTACCTGGCCCTAGACCCCGCCAAAGGTGGTGTTGGCCGCGATAATTATACGGCAGCCATTGTCCACTACGAAGGTGAAACGCTAGTCGTGGACAAGTTCCATTCGTTTGATGCTGATTTTGAGATCAATGGTAAAAAGGAAGTCAATATCAAAGGAGTGGAGCAATGGATTGTGGAACACCATAAAGCCTATGGTTTCAAGGAAATTGTGCTTGACCAGTTCAATAGTGCTTCCACCATCCAAACGCTTGCCGAAAGTTTCCCAATTAGCGAACTGACGTGGAGTGTTTCCACTAAGATGAAGGCGTTTAGCAAGATGCGACAGTTGTTCAATGCTGGCCTGATCAGTCTCTATCCACATGAAATTGCAATCAAACAGATCAAAAACCTTAGCGTGGTGTATCGACAATCAGGACAATGGACAGTGACTGGTGGTAAAGAAGCAAATGTTGACGACTATCCCTTTGCATTGGCTGCTGCCATCATGGTGGCATCAGAAGGTGATGATATTGACTGGATCAATTCTTTAGTTCGCTAAGGCTATTAGTATGGCAATAGTTTTCCCATGGTAAGGTGCTTGTTGACTTAGAGGCAAAAGAAATCACTTTCCTGCTGGCATTGCTTGATGCTGACAAGCAAACAGCATTGCAACTACTGGCAGCGGATCATTTTTATGAACCCAAGCTCCTGCCAAAGTTACGAAAAGCTGAAAGAGAAGCGCGGCGTCAAGCTCCAGAGGCAGGCTAGACTACAACAGAACGACTCGTCGCTTTCTATGGCCCAGATTCTCAGCGCAAAAGCAGAAGCAGCCTGGCTTGAGCTTGTTGATGCTGCTTATGATGCCTGTGATGATGTGGATAGTGGCAACCCGTTTTTTTATTTGACCAGCCAGTATTCGCAATGCCTTGCAGAATACCATCAGGCAATGGAGGAAAACGATAGGGACTTATTCTGGGACAGGAAGTGCAGTGAAGATCCCAGTATGGTCGAATGCCGCATTTACGACTGCTGATGGTTCGGCTTTGTTATTCCATGAAAGGCAAGCGATATGAGGCTTGCCTGTCTATCAAGGAAGCAATCAAACTAAATCAACGCCTATTAGCTGCTGGAGCGGCAGTGTATTGGACCGAACGACTTTCCCTTCCATAGCCCAACCGGAAGAGGCAGCGCCCTTAAAAGGCGTATAGTGTCAGTTCGACTCTGACTGGAGGGATTCCATTTCAGCTTTTACCACTTCCCAGGCGATTGGGGCGAAATTGGTGTGCTCCACGCACACGGAATAGTAGAGCGGATCAATGGTACCGTCAAGTAGCGTGATACGTCCTGTATGCAAGTGGCCATGAATGTTGCCACGATACCGTTCTACTGAACCACGATGGCAAGGAATATGAGAAAACAGAAAGCGATCGTTGTTGACGAAAGCTCCCCGAATGTCATAGAAGAACTCTGTGTAGTCAGAGAGCCTAAAGATGTCGTGGTTGCCACGAATCAATGCTTTCTTTCCATTGAGACGGCCAAGGATTTTGAGAGACTGCCTAGGAATGGCCACGTCGCCTAGATGGTACACAGTATCTTGCGGCTTAACCACTGCATTCCACCGCTCTACCATGGCTTCATCCATGGCTTCTACGGTATCCCACGGGCGAGTCTTGTTGCCATTGGCGTCAACAAAGGAGCAAGACTTAACGTGGCCAAAATGCGTATCAGAGATCAGAAAGAGGCTCATGGAGATTGGAGTTATCTTGAACTGTTAATTCACGTTCGTTGAAGTCTACTTCAATTTGCAAACCATTGATATGTACCACGGCATAACCAAGTGAAGGATAGTTGTGCACTGAATTGCTGAAACGACTAACAACAGTTATGTGTTGTTCTTGAGCTTCTGTTTCTTGTGCACTGGGAACAGCATTGTCTTCGGGTTTATCAGCCGGAGCTTCGGTGACTTCCTCTTCGTCTGGTAGGAGCCTGAGCAGTTCAAACATTGGGTACGCATAATGAATGTTGCTTTGGCCTTCGTGATGGTAGTGATACCAAATGCCACCAATGAGAGCAGACCTGTCTTCAAGGCCCAAAACAGTCACCACTTTTCCGTCCGCCCTTTTCCAGCGTTGCCCCAGTTTTAAGATTTCCTTGCTGAACTCCACGATTGCTCTATTGCGGCGTGCCCTGCGAGAATACCATGGACAGAACGGGAATGCAAGAAAAAGGCCCCGGGACGGCAATCCCGAGACCTGAGGTGATTCACAACCGAACCGGGGAGAGAGGCCCCAGCCCATCAGATCATAACACCCAGGCGGGATTTGAACCCACATCGTCCTGCAGCAGCAGAACCGTCTTGTCCAGTTAGCTCGGACTNNAGACCAGGAAAGAACGAACTAGAGTCGAACTTTAGAACTGGCTGGACTCCATCGACAGAGCAATGGAGGGAAAGCAATTCCAGTTGCCGGTCATTCCACCCCTGGGATGGAGTGGGAGTCGAACCCACAAAGGCCAGCCCCTAGGGGCCGCTGGGAGTTCCACCCAGATTGCTCATTGACTATAGCGTCACTTGAGCCCTATGGCAATGGTGATGGGCTGACCGTGCCGCCCTCTAGGCTATCTGCCTAGCGCGTACAGAGGATCAGCCTCCATCATTGGCTATTGTAGCTATACGACGCTGGCTAATTTCGTAGTACGCCTGTTCCTTCTCTATTCCAATAAAGCCAAACCCTTCCTCAGCAGCCGCAATGCCAGTCGTTCCACTGCCCATAAATGGGTCAAGGACGGTCCCGCCTGGGGGAGTCACAAGACGGCACAAGTAGCGCATTAGACTGAGAGGTTTGACAGTGGGATGATTGTTGCCTTCTCCACGTTCGCGCTTACTGGTTTTGGAGCAGTAGAAAAAGCGGGCAGCAGAGCCTAGTTGAACCACTACCTCGTCGCTGCCATTGTGGAGCAAGTTGGCGGGCCAGCGGCCAATGGATTCACCAGGGCGCTGCTCGTTGTAACTAGCGGGCCTGGCCGGCGTCTCCCAACCAGTCGCGCCAGTCGATGCGTTTGGGGCTGCGTGAGTGCGTCGCTCAACAGATGGTGATGGCTCGCCTTCCACCCTGCATCCATCCACGTTGATCCCTCCAGTCCCCCATTGCAGCACATTGGCAGCAACGGTTCCCTTAAATGGTTTGCGGGCCATGGTGATAATTTCAGTGGCTGGTTTCAATGCCGTGCCCCATCCCTCCCATCGCTTTGCCTCATCAGTGACAGGTGCTGTGATCATCGCGCTATCTGGCATTCCCACTGCACTCATGTTCAGCGAATTACCTCCAGCCTTGTTGCCAGCGGGATTGGGATGAAGGCCAATCACAGTTCGCTCTACGCCAGCGGCCTTGTCCAAGGCCTTGCTGATGTCCAATGACTTGGGAAATCCACTGCCATAATGCCACATCACAAGATCCCTAATCTCAAATCCTGCATCTTCAATTTTGATTGCCATTCGATGCTGAGTACGAGTGCCAGCAAAAGCCAATAAGTGTCCACCAGGCTTCAAGACTCGCAAGCATTCAGCCCATATCTCCTCACTTGGCACGTCATAATCCCATTTCTTGCCCATGAAAGAAAGGCCATACGGAGGGTCTGTGACAATGGCGTCAACAGAAGCATCAGGCATGGCCTTGAGTTCGTCTAGGCAGTCACCATGAATCAAATGGGACGATGGAGAAGGCATTGATTAGCACAAAGTCGTACCAGCACAGCTTATCGCCCATAGCTCGGTTGCGAAGTTGATGGCTCAATGACTACAGCGCCTACTGGTTTCGTGGCAAAGGTACTCGTTTGCTGATTCGGGGAACTACAAACTTGGTCACTTTTTCAATCTCTTCTCTCCCGACCCTGCTCATTAGTATGTCATAAGCGCTGACAAAAGCAACTCCAGAACGAGAGACTTTGATTTCAGGCTTCTCAAACTTTGCTTCAGACATGAATAGCTTATCGCCCATAGCTCGGTTGCGAAGTTGATGGTGACTCAAAGAACGAAATCATCCGGCTTGCACGCGATTCCACCATGTCAGGCGCTTTGCCCTTTTCGTACAAGCTATCACTTTGCCGCAGCCAGAAGTCTTTATCTAACCACTTGTCTGCATTAGCTCCAAGACAATCAAAAAGCCATAGTGCAGTGGCACGTCTCAAGCGGTTAAGGCTATTCGTTGTAGCTTCATTCAACTCTGCGGCCAGCAAGCTATTGACTCCTACATGCACTTGTTCATCGCGGCTAATATCTTGGCTGACAGTCCTCATGCCAATATCGCCATTAAATCGAAAGAACGGCAAGGCAACAAAGAAAATGGACCGCTCCAGAATAGCAGCCTTAAGGATGGGATGGGCGGGATGCTCCATCCAAGCCTTGCGAATGGACTGGGCTTCTGCTTCGGCCTTGTCGTCAGTGCCATGGGCAAGAGCAACGTAGTTCAGGGCCTGATCATGCCGTTCTTCGTCCTCTTGATTGCTCAGCAGCGCCTCAACGATGCCTGGAGTGGCGGGAAGCTCCTTTGCCATGCCTTGCTCCAAAAGCTCAGCCACAGGCAGTTCTAGGGCTCTCAGGGCCAGACAGCGAAACAACGTATCGCCAGCGCCGTCTTTCACTGCGCCTTTGTCCACGGCCACAGCAGACCATGGCCGCTTTTTACTAATCATGTTGGAATAGGGAGAAGCCAAGGCAGAAGAAGTCACAATGGAGAAAGCAATAGGGACTAAAAAGGGGGCCGAATTAGTGGCCCCCAAAGTTAAAAGCGGGAGCCAGTATTATTCGCTACAGGACGTGCATTGTTGCCCTTGCGGCAAGTAATCTTCTAAGCCAAACAGTTCCTTGAACTCATCATCCAATGCCACGTAGGCATCATCTTTAGCTTGAATGTTTGGCATTACAGGCAGGGCATAATACAGGCTGGTTTGTGGACTTACCAGCCAATCACGAAGGAACGCTTCGTCACATTGAACCATGTCTGACCACCAGTTATAGGAATAACCGTGGAACAGACCAGTCGCTTGCATCATGCTAACAATGCCATTGGCTACGCGCTTGTATACGTCCCATCCCACTTCTGATGCAATTTCCACTTCGCCATAGTCAAAAGACTCAACGCCAAAAGTACCACTATCGCGGTCAACAGTTTGACCAATGGGCGGAGCAATTTCGGGGGCAGTAGTGAAACCTTTGCTATCAAGATGGCGATAGGCGCAAGAGGCAGTGGGAGCAATGCAAAAAGCACGTTCCATTTCGTTGGCACGAGCAATTTCAGCGGCCTCGTTAATACCTGCCCGAATCAAGGCGACCAAAGCATTGGCATCTGGACGGTCTGATTTCCCTTCCAAGGCATCAGCAAAGTTTGCATAGCTAATGCCATGAATGGCAAGGCAGTTCGCCAATCCCAGCAAGCCAAGGCCCACTTGACGATCAATGGAAGGAAGCAGATATTCGCCAGTGTTACCAACACCGGTCCTACTGTGCAGTTCACACAGTTGCGCCATGCCTTGCCTAAACACGCCACGGAACTGTTCGGGCTCCATGATGGACAAAGCTCCAAGATTGACGTGCTGCAAGAGGCAAGTGCCGCGATGGGGCAGCAGGACTTCCAAGCAGACATTCCCGTAAATGCGGGCGCCACTATCATCAGTCTTCATCTTTGTCAGCCACACATCGCCATTCGTGATGCCTTTAATCGCGGCAGCAATTAATTCGGGTGATGCTTTGTCTAGGAAATGATTATCAACATTCAAGCAGCGTTTCGCCCATGGAAACAAAGCTCGTGGTGCTGAAACAAACTTAATGGCATCAGGATGGGAATAGTCAAGATGCAACACTACTGCCCCATTCTTGAACTTACCACCACGACGCAGCACTTCATTGAGCTTGCTGTAAATCATGCCGAAACTAACAGGCCCACTGGCAACAAGCCCTTTTCCATTGTCACTACCCTCGGGGCGCAGTTTAGACAAATGAACGGCAACTCCAGCACCATTCCGCAAACCATGCGAAACAAAACGCCATGACGCTTCAATACCATCTTCATCTTCCATGCCATCATTAACCACGAAAACAGTACATGATACTGGCAGACGACCTGATGGATCATCAAGCCAATCTTGCACGCGACCAGTACGAGCAATGGGCAAGCAGCGAGCGTTGTCTTTGAGCGCCATAGACAGAAAAGGGGCCTTGAGGCCCCGGGGGTGAACAAAGGTAGCCTAGCACCAAAGCTCAGTTGCAAATGCCATCTTCCGGTGCGTCTAGCTTGTCTTTAGCAAATAGCATGGCCTCAGCCTTGCTCCTGAACCAGTAGGGTTTGCCTTCATAGGCAATAAACCACTGAAAACCAGGACGGCTATAGCAAGGCCATACTTTGATTTTACCAATGTACCATGGGTCAACGTATTGAGAAAGGGAAATCATTGCATCAAGGCTTTGGTTTATTGTAAGAGGCTAATCAATATCATTTCGTAACCATTGCAACAGTTGCCATCGCATTGTGGCAGCCAATGGGAAATAGCGTGGTTTTTGGTAATGTTGCCACAAGAGGGCATGGCCATAAAGGCTTACGGTTCCCCAGTAAAGCGAAAAGGGATGGTCAAGAATGCTATTGGTCCAATGCACTGAACCAATCTGCCCACCATGGGAATCAACACGAATGATGATCATGGCGCTATGAACAAGTGTGGAGTTGAGTGTCAACTATGTTGTTGACTAAATCTCTTGTGGACAGTTCCTCTAAGCGTTCATGCGTAGACATTTCTCCATTCGCAAGCTCCTCGGCCATTGCCAGGGCTTCATGGAAATAGGCTGCTTCTAAAATCACTTCGGTTTGAACTTTGATATAGTCTGTGATCTGAAAGGTGTATTCAGGCATGATTGGCTAGACGCTGTAGAAGAGAGGAGACAATGGAGGGGAAAATAGGGCCTTCGTATTGCTCGTAGTAAAACCGCAAGCAGTCCCATGTGACGCAGCCCCATCGAGAATGAGGAGCCGTTAGGACGGCTTGATCGTCCAATTCAACAACTGCCATATCAACAAGCTCAGTGTTGCTATTGGTCCAGAAGATGCGGCCAATGTGGCCACCAGAAGAGTTGACGAAAATCATGGCCTAGGAGGAAAATGAGAATGTCCAGAAAAGTGCAGCAGAGCGTCCCTAACAGTGATGTAGTCGCTCCTGACTTCCATGAGCGTTTGCCCGCCCATGGCAAGCGCCTGGAGGGACTCTAGAGCCTCCTCAAGCGTAGGAGGGGGCGATGGAGGGGAATTAGGGGGAATGGTCATGGTAGGAAGTCTTCTTGTGAGAAAAACCTAGGCTTAACTGGCTTACCAGTGAACGGGTTGGTGGGCTGCCGATCAGCTCCTGGGTCTGGATAGTTGATTGAGCAGATGAAGGGGCGTTGCAAGCCTAGGCTGTCAAGCCGGTGGTCGTCGAAGCGTCGTGGTCGCCTACGACTTGAGGACGGGTTGGTGTTCTTGTGGCTGAACCGGCTGAACCTTGGATGCCACGGCCAGCCAAACACAACCGCACTACAAGTGGCACCAATGGCAAACCATGCAAGACGAGGATCAATCATAAGTCACAAGCCCCAAAGCCATTTGCCCAAAAACTTGGCAACATAGCCTGTATCACCACAGGTGTCGCAAGGTACATGAATCACTTTGCCATAGGCATAATCTGGCCAGTCATCAAGACAGAACTCTTTGGCTTCTTGTTCTGAGCACCTTCGTTCCAAATCATCGTGAGGCCGTTCTTTTAAGGCATAATCAATCCACCATTCCCCGCCAGCACCATCACAATCTAGGCACTTTATGGTTTCCATTACTTTTCCTCCATTGCTTTCTTAACGGCCATGACGCCAGCCCTAGCAATATCACTAGCAGAACCATGGCTCCAAAATGATGGCACCAAAGCTCCAGTCTTGGCCATTGCATCACGAAAGTCTTGAATGAGCTTTTGTTGCTCTGCCGTGTAGGGCTCATTCTGCGCACTAGGCTTGCCTTTGGCAGCCTCTTCCATGGCCTGTTCCATTGCCACTTGAGCAACAGAAGCCGCCGCCAGGAAAGCCGCATGATCAGGCTCAATGCTCATGTAAGTGCGATGATGGCCAGTGGTGATGCAATGGACAAGACGAAAGGAGCCTGCTTCCATTAGATCGTGGTCGTGGTCCCGCCAGTCATTTGCATTGCCCCATGGAACATAGCGCCTGCCTTTCTTAGCGAAAAGCTGAATGCCAGAATCTAAGCTAGTGGTGTTCATTAGAGATTAGCCTCAATCCTCTTTGCTTTCAACGACGCTTCCATGATTTCCTCCAGATGCGAATGATACGACGAGTCCAAGAATAGGGAAGGACAATGGGCCAAAGCAAGCCTCCTATTGCTGCTCCAGTCCATTCCTGCCAAGAGTTTTCCCTGTTGGGCCTCACTAGCAAGAACATGGTTCCCCAGAAGCCAATAGCATAAAGTTCAGCCACGATGCTCCTTGCTCAAAAGTTTTAGGGCAGCAATGATGTTCAGTTCACCATAGGCTTCATCAAATGCCCGGCAAGTGGCAAAGCTCATGGTTTCAGCTTCGCCTAAAGCACGATCATAGTCATCATCATCAAACATGGCATTAGAGAAACGCTGAGCAGCACAATTTGCAATGTTGAACCAATCTTCAAAATGAAGAGAGGAATCAATGGGCAAAGCAGAAGAAACAGGAAGGCTAATCATTTGGCAATGGAGGAGCAAAGTTCAATGTTGTTATTGCCAAGTTCAGCCAGACACCTCAGGATAAAATCCTGCCGTTGGTGAACTTGGAGACAGCAAATCAAAGCGACAGTTAAAGCAATAATGGCGATCGAAATGGCAAAGCCCAAACTGCTGGATGCCATAGGCCCTGAGAAACGGTGGCCCTATGACAATAGAGCTAGGAGCCTGGCCTGTCAAGCCTTTCCTGCCCATTGCCTCTGATTGTTAAGAAATCCTACAGTTTCAGACCGTCTCTAGCCCCTGTTTTCTGGCCATTTCCCTGACTTCCCTTGCTATCACTAGCTTTCCACTTCTTAAGCAAACATAAAGAGCACGTTCTACGCGATATATGCTTAAAAGAGGGAACCGACATGGTTCCGACACTGAAGCAGGTTCAGTGTCTGCCAAAGGAGCTTTCGGCCTGAGCCCCCTCGGGGGGCTTTATTCGTAGCTCCGCTCCTTCTAGTTCCCTCTCAGGCCCCTCCTGCCTCAGGAGCCTCTGCCGGAAAGCCCTTTCGGCCAGAGCCCCCCAAGGGCGATGATTAGTAGGCTTTCCTCTCACAAGCTCCCTTTCAATAACGAATTAGTAAGCGGGAGCATTAGCCAGGCCCCCAAAAGGGCTTAGACGGGCTCCCGCTGAAAGGCTTCTATAAAGGAAAATCAATTAAAGGACGCTCCTATACCAAGGGAGTAGTGTGGCCCCGACTAGGGAATGTATCGTTTGATACAGAATCAATGGGGAAGAGGCTTGTTTGGAGAAGCAATGGGCAAAAGCAAAAGGAAACAATAGACAATCCCCTAGACAAACAAAAAAGCCCCCTGAAAAGGAGGCCCTGTAACTATCGCCCTTATGGGCTCTGACTATTGGGCCTCCTTGGCCTTGATCACAAGCACACAATTTACATCACCGCTAAGTACACGACGCAACTCTTCATTCTCAACACTTAAGCTAATTGTTGCCTCTATCTTTTTACTTGGCGGACCATAAAATGCGCCTAGTTCTATTGTTTGCCTTGCGTCTCCCAATACATTCGCCTCGTAATTGCCTTTGCAGGATACAACTCGTAAATCGTGTTCAGACGTTTCGCCTTTAGCATTGATTACAACTAAGCCTAGGGCTGGAAGAGAAGTCATGGTCATTGGTAATAAAACAATGGGAAAAGCTAATAGTGGCTAACGATTATTCCTCCGCAATGTTCTCCTCAATCCAATTCGCAATGGCCAGAAAACTTAGCCCATCACCATCATTCATGTCTATCAACTTATCCTCTTGTCCATCCTCCATATCAACAAGCTGATGCAAAAACGTTGGCAAAACGTTCTTGTCTTGTTCCTCTCCTCGCTTATAGAGATACCCCATACTAGATGAATGCTCCCATTCCCCTTCGCCACTAATATCACACAACACTCCCAAACAACAAAACTCGTCCCTACTATTCCTCAGCCTATACTTCCCTTGCTTATACCTCCCGCTCCTCAACGCCTCTAGCCACTGTGCCTTTAGCTCGCGTTTCATCACCAGTCCTCCATAAAAGAAAGCCCCTCTCGGGGCTTTGGCACCTTACTCCCTCTCCTCCACCTAGTCAACTTCCACTGGTGGTGCCCTCTCGTCCTTACCGCAAAACTTGAATGAAAAATGGTGGCGCTTCTAAAAGGATTTTCGGATGAAAAATGACGCCGCTTCTAAAAGGGGGTAGCCCTACATGCGGGCTCCCTGGAGAGCCCGTTACCGCGCCAGGAAGGGGGCAGAACCTGCCCCCGCGATTGTTATTTGGCAGGCTCACACAAGTAACGCCAAGTGCGATGCGTCCCGTCCGCTTCCGTTGTGACGGTTTTATCAAAATTAGGGTCAAAGCGGCTCAAAACCCCTACCACGTACTCATTTTTTTCGTCGAAGACTCTACCGCCCTCTTCATCGTATGCTTCGGGCGCTTCCAGTACCACAACCAAATCCAGGAATGGACGGAAGGCTTCGTCTCGTGAGTGCGGGCCGCTGCCGTTCCATCCGCTTCTGATAGCAGCATGCCGGTAGGTATTATATTTTACGACGCCTCCGGCAGGCATCTGATCCAGCACTGACTGAAAGGTTTGCATGATGGGATGTGATTCAGGACAAAGGAAGACTAAACCCAGAC